ACTTTGGACAGATTTATACAAATCATTCACTCGAATGTTTTCATCGGATTCGGCAACCGCTCTAGATGCACGTAAAGAAGCAACTGGTGCTGGTATTGTACAACCTGATGGAATGCCCGATCTTCGTGGGGGAGATGGTTTTTGGTCAGGTGGTAGATCCCAATTTAGAGTTAGTAATGATTTTATTGATTTGCAATCAGTAACAAATCGTGCGGCTCGCTACCGTGAATATGTTAGATTATTAAGCGTGCCTGAAGTCGATATGGCACTAACTGTATATGCTGACGAGGCTTGTCTTGTTGGCTCTACAAAAGTCACTACGCCAATAGGCGTATTTACTCTTAAACAACTAACGGAAATGCATAAGCCCGGCGATAGGTTCATGGTATATGCATTTGATCAAAAAGCTAATGATTGGACTATTGGATGGGCACATACCCCCAGATTAGTTAAAGAAGCACACGTTGTTAGAGTCATGATGGATAATGGAGGAACCTTCCAATGTACCCCCGATCACAGATTGCTATTAAGAAACAATACTTGGAAAGCTGCTGGTGATTTAAAGAAAGATGATGAACTGATGCCTTTCTATCGTGTTCCGCCACAAACAAGCGAACACATGAAAGTAAGAAGAGGTTTGTTTCCTAGATTAATGTCGCTGAAAAAAGGATGGATTCATGAACGACAATTCGTAGATGAATGGCGTCATAGAACGACATTAGAAAAATATAAAATTTGCAACCATATGGCCAAATTATGTGTATCAGGACTTAAATTCAAAGAAGCAGTAAAAATTTCTGGCCATGATCTTGATACATGCAAATCACGAATTAGAAATTGTGGATTTACATGGTATGAATTTAGAAAATTAAGAGAAAATCAAGATAGACGAAGAGTTTTAAATGTTCATAACGTACATGAGCCTAAAAAAGTTTATGACTTGTCCGTAGATGAATATGAAAATTTCGCCGGAGAACATGTATGTTTCCATAATTGTCAAATCGGTGAAAATGACCATATGTTCAAGATTGAATGTTCTGACCATGAAGTACAACAAGAGGCAGAATACGCAGCTTTTGATCTTTGGGATGTTGAAGCTACCTTGTGGAGCGATTTTAAAAATCTTTGCCTAATGGGTGATTTATTTTGGGAAAATGTTATTCTCAATGATCAACCAAGTAAAGGTATTGTTAAAATTTCTACACTACCGGCTGACTCAATGTATCGCATTGAAACAGTTAAAGGTAAAGTTTTAGAATTTCAGCAATCCAATGAAGGAATGGATATTGAAGCATTGAAGAGAGGTCCAATTACATCTTCAACGCCTTTAGATATTTCACAATCAACTGCAATTAGATTCGCACCAGAACAAATCACACATGTTAGACTAAATGAAGATAGAAAGACATTTTATCCATACGGAGTTGCAATTGTTGAGCCTGCCCGTGGACCAGCACATCAATTACGATTAATGGAAGACTCTGTGTTAATTTACCGATTAACACGCTCTGCGGAACGTAAAGTGTTCTACGTGGATGTTGGAGGTATTGCACCGGCAAGAGTGGAACAATTTATGGATAGATTTAAAGATCAATTTCGTAAAAAGAAACTTCACTCTTCTCGTTCTGGGCTTGGTGGTGCATCTGCGGTAGAAGAAAAATGGGCCCCACCATCTTTAGAAGAAGATTATTTCGTTCCAATTAGACCAAATACACAAACTCGTATTGATACTCTTCCGGGAGCAAGTAATCTTGGTGAAGTGGGAGATTTAAAGTATTTCTTAGATAAACTCTTTATGTCTTTAAATTTTCCAAAATCATATGCAAATCAGGAGGATGTTGCTCAAACTAGAGTAAGTCTGAGTAGTAAAAACTATCAATTTGCTAGGCAGATTGAAAGACTTCAAGGCTATGTTGCTCGTGGAGTTAAGCAAATATTACATCGGCACATGCATTTAATTGGCTATCCACCTGAAAGATACGCTGATTTAAGAGTAAGAATGACACCACCTTCTGCCTGGAAGGAAATTAGTAATAACGATGTTATTGATGCTCGATTTAATCGAGCATCAACAGTAATGGGTTCAAAGATGTTATCTTTGTATGATACTCACGTTGAGATATTAAAAACATCACCAGAGAAAGCCAGACAGTTTGTTGAGAGGATGAAGGAACAAAATCTTGATGATCTTAAATTAACAGTTATGGGACAACGACCAGATTTAATAGGATTGGGAGAGCCACCAAACGACTATCCAGAAATAGGGGTAGATTCAAATGGACCTAATCCAGATATGAAGCCTGATGCTACTCAACCACCAGTAGATCCAAATAACCCACAAGGAAATATGGATCAAGGTGGTGGAGGGGAGCAAGGTGGTGATATGAGTCAAGGTCAACCGGGTGAACAAGCACCCCCGGAATCTAGTTTGCCTAAGACTCAGCCTATTCCAATAGGTAAGCCTAGTCAAGAAGATATTGAAAAGTATGATATGAGTATTAATGACTTTTCCCGAGACATAGATCGGGAAGAGATTGATAGGTCTGAATTAAATGAACTTTAATTTCCGCCGCTAAATTCGTTATTGTCATTAGGTGTTCCCGCATCCGCAGCAGATGGTTTTACAACATCTGTTGCGTCTCTATTATCTTTCATGTCTTTTTTATCCATAATGAAGTTTTTAGCTTCTCTATGTAATGCTTCCCAATCAATTTTTGCCATCATTTCTTGAGCCTTGCCGGTTTTATCTTCAAATCCTAATTCTTGCATCTTAGCAATCACTTTTTGAACATTATCGTAATTGGATAAAATACAGGATAAAAAATTACTCAGCTTATCGGAATTAATTCCATGTTCGCCTTTTTCGGTAACTTCAGGGGAATCCAAGGGGATACCATCCTGTTCTTGTTCCATAAATTTTCTATTTTTGTAGTATTCTTTAAAGTGCATGAGATGTCTCTTTTTAAAAATATTAGTAACTGTTGTAATTAATCAAGAGCAGAAAGATATTTTTTTGAATAGATTTTTGTAATTAGAATGTAAGCCAAGATTGTATCAGGACGAATATAAACATCCTTGAGAGGTGAATAAACAATAATGCAGAGAAAACTTATTACGGTCGAGGCGTTCGAAAATCTCGAAAAGGGATCACTTTCGTCCGCAGGCGTAGAGATTCTGGAAGCTACCAATTTAATTGGCGAAGCTACAGGAGTAGGTCCATTATCCATGAGATTCTTCGATGCAGATCGTGTAGTATTCGAAACTCAGAATGGCACTTATATTCACGCCAATTATAAAGTTACCAACAATCAAGTTGTGTTAGAGAATCTAACTGAACTTGCCATTAATACAGAAAGTATTAAGGAAAAAATGAATGAGTGTCTCACTAAGCTATTCGAAGCTGTTAGTGATGGCAATACTCTTGAAGCAGATATGCAATTTGATCGCTATATGGATTTGTTTATTGAAGGCCACCGTTCAGGCTTAAATCAACAGATTGTCGAATCCTCACATGAAGGTAAAGACGAGAAGAAGAAGTGGATTCCACCTTGGATTAAGAATAAGGCCGGTGATAAGGCTTTAAAGAACACCAAGGCTTCTAAGAAGTTTGGTGGCAAGGGTGATAAGAAGAAGCACAAAGCTGACGTTGCTAAAGTTGTTAAGGGTGCAAAAGCAAAAGAACGTTCCATGAAAGAATGGAATGTATTAGCTGAAAACATTCTTGGGTATGTAAATGTAGTCAATGGCCAATCGGAACGTGGTCAAATTCGCACACAAGAAGACAACTCTGGTAATGTAGTTGCGGTAGCAGTTCCAACCTCACAAGCACGAAATGAAGGTAAATTACTTTCAGTTCAACTTAAGACAATTAAGAGTGACTTGAAGGTAATGCGTGAATCAGCTAAGTATTTGGGCGGTAATTCAGATTTCGTTAAGGCTATCGTAGCTCTTAAGAGATTGAATAACCTTTCATATGATGCTGAATTACACGAAGCAATTGAAAATTTAGTCACAAAGAATCCTGGCATTCTTTATCTTTCCGAACGGGAAGTAACGGAATTAGTTAAGGGTTGTTTGATTGTTGCAAATGAAACCAACTTTGAAGATCAAACTTGTGCATTTATTGCAGAAGGCATCTTACGGGTTGCTCATGAAGCATTTAGTGATCGTGCAGGTCGTGTGGTTGAATTGGCAGGCGAAAAACTAACCGGTCCAGTATCTTACGATAAGTTCCGAGAAGTTTCAGATGTATTCTTCCCCAAACTTGATGAAGCACTTCATAATGAATTGCAAGTTTATGTAGATCTCTACAACACTCTTGTTGATATCCATGAATTTGCAAGGAACGGCAGAAACAATCACGTTGCTGACCAAGCTACTACGTTCTTGACTGATCTCAAGCCAGTAGTTGAAGGTCTTAAGCCACCAATGATTGGTCTTGCATCTGAAGCCGCTGAGTGGATTTGTGCATTAACTGAAGCAAATCTTGATGGTGCATCCGACCATATGGATGTAAGTAATGATTTCCACACATCATACAAGGGCGATCATCCTTCACTCGCAGGTAAGGCAAAACAACCAGGGCATCCAGCTTTCTTTGATGATGTTTATGGTGGTGGTCCTGCTCCGGTTAGTGATGGTGGGCAAAGTCTTAAGGGTAAAGAAAATGACATGCAGAATCATGGATTCGGCAATAAGGGGGGCAAGGATACTTGGCCAACTTTAGAAAATCCATATATTCCAAAGCCATTTAATTTCACTCTTAACAATGAGCCAGGAGTTGATAAGAATTCGGACTCTGCATTTGGTCAATTCCAAAACAGTGATACTTTCCCGAATATTAGCAACCCATATATTCCTAAGTCAGTAATTTTCCAAGCGAATGATAGCAATTTAATAACCAATAAATAAGTTATCAAGAATGTAGATATAGTTGGTAACGAATTACCAACTATATTTTAAAATGTTTTAAAAAAAATTACTGTGAGGTGAAATGCAAAATCAAATGTTGATAAAGGAATTAACGGGGTGGGCGGAAGGATATCTTAATGAATCCTCTGATTCTCGTCTAGCCGGTCGTTTGTTCTTCCGTGGAAAATTTCAAGAAGCAAATGCAATCAATAAAAACAAGCGGATGTATCCGTATGAGGCTCTTAATGAGAATGTTAAGAGATTACAAGAAGCAGTAAAGACAGGCTCACTAACTGGTGAGTTAGATCATCCAACAGATTCAGTAGTTCACTTTAAAGAAGCATCTCACAAAGTTACTAAACTTTGGTGGGAGAACAATATTCTTATGGGTGAAGCTATGATTCTTAGCACTCCGGCAGGCAAAGTATTACGTGCCCTTATGGAAGATGGTGTAAGAATCGGCATTAGTAGCCGTGGTGTTGGAAATGGTGTTGCTAATAACGAAGGCGTTATGGTGATTAGTGAAGGTTATAAGCTAATTACATTTGATGTCGTGGCAGATCCAAGTACGCACTCTGCTTTCCAAGAGAGAGTAGTAGGACGTGGTGGTAAGAATGAATCTATGCAAATGGATGAATTCCATGATATGGGCCATGATTTAAGAAGTAATCAGGCGAAATATGAAGATCCAAATAAGATTATGGCTTTGTTCCGTTATCTAGTTGATCAGAAAATTGATATTAAATAACTAGATACGACAGAGATTTAAATCGAAATGAATGAAAGTAAAAACCCACCCGCCCCTGGCGGGCTATACGGGGAAGCCCGACATAGCTAATATTAGGAGTTTGTTAAATGAGTAAGGGG